GCATTATCAGTTTCTGATTTAAAAGTTGTAGCAACAAAACTTGAAGGTTCTGTAGATAATTCTTTCTATACAAAACTTCCAAAAGATAATATTGCAGAAGTTGATTTAACAGACGCATCTTTGACAGTCAGAAAGTCATATTCTGTTAATATTTCTGGAAATCAATTATCTGTGGCAGTCAGTGCTGGGGAAAATGAAACTTTCTTGCCATTTGAACCAGAAAGATATGAATTAATCAAAAAAGATGGTACGATTGAAGTTTTAACTTCTGACAAACTATCTTTCAATGCATCTTCAACTCAACTGCAGATTTATAATCTGAGTTCTGGTAATGACGATGCCACTCTGGTTGCAACTTTAACCAAGATTAAACCAAAATCTAAGATTAAACTAAAGAATAGAGTTAATAGTATAGTCGTAGATAAATCAAAACTTGAGGCATCTGGAATTGGCGCAACAACTCTAAATGATGGACTTTCATATGGCAATTATGCGTATGGAACTAGGGTTCAAGACGAAAAAATCTCTTTGAATGTTCCAGATGTTGTAAACATTCATGGAATTTTTGAATCGGTAGATACTTCTAATGCATCTGCACCAACTTTCATACTTTCTTCGATTACAGGCCCAACTGGAAAAACTTCCGATATTATAATTGGAGAAAAAATCACTGGAAGAGATACTGGAGCAGTTGCAATCTGTGCGGAGAGATTAACAGATTCCAAGATAGCATTCATTGGCAAAAATAATAAAAACTTTAGAGAAGGTGAAGTTGTAGTATTTGCAGAATCCAATATTCAAGCAATCATTACAACAATTGATACGCCAAGTATCAATGTATCTTCAAATTATTCATTTGCTAGCGGACAAAATTCTGCTTTCTATGACTATGGTTATATTTCTAAGAAATCTAACGTAAAAGCACCAAATAGAAAACTGAAAGTTTACTTTGAAAGTGGTTATTACCAATCAACAGATGATGGCGATATTACAACAGTAAACTCATATGATGCATTTGATTATGCTAATGATATTCAAACAGTAAATTATGTAAGAAACACTGATATTATTGACATCAGACCTAGAGTTTCTTCTTATACAGTTTCAGAAAATTCAAGATCTCCATTTGAATTTTATGGAAGAACCTTTACTGGTTCTGGAGATTCTGCTGCTAATATTCTGGCATCAAATGAGTCTATTGTCACAAACTTCTCATTCTATCTTGGAAGAATTGACAGAGTTTATTTGACTAAGGACGGCAAGTTCCAAATTAAGTATGGAACACCAGCAGAAAAACCAGAAAAGCCTGTTTCTATTGACGATTCACTGGAAATTGCAACAGTTTCGTTGCCTCCATATCTCTATGATGTATCACAAGCATCTATTAGTTTCTTGGATCACAAGAGATATAGAATGGTTGACATCAAGAATCTTGAAAATAGAATCAGATCTCTTGAGTATTACACTTCATTGTCTCTTCTTGAAGCAAATACTTCAAACTTGTTCATTCCAGATTCAACCGGACTCAATAGATTCAAATCTGGATTCTTTGTTGACAACTTCACATCATTCTTAGCACAAGAAGAAAGTGCTAGATTTAACAATAGTATTGACATTGCCAATAAGGTATTGAGACCTCAGCATCACACCGATTCTATCGATTTAATTGCTGGCCCAGTTCAAAATGTAGATCCAAACGCAGATATTTCTTTCACAACTCCAGAAGGTTCAAATATTACCAAAACTGGTGATGTTATTACACTTGATTACACCGAAATTGAGTGGTTAAAGCAAACTTTTGCTACTAGAACAGAAAGTGTAACCCCCTTCATCATCAGTTTCTGGGAAGGTTCTATGGAACTTACCCCAACCACCGATACTTGGATTGATACTGCAAGATTGCAACCAAAGATTATTAATGTTGAAGGTAATTATGCACAAACTCTTGAGATTGCATCTAGAACTCTTGACGTGGATCCACAAACTGGTTTTGCACCAACAATTTGGAACTCTTGGGAAACAAATTGGACTGGCCAGGAAATAATTGAATCTACAAGAACAAGAACGGAAACAACAAGAAGAAGAACTACTAATGTTATTCAAGATACATTACGTGAAGTTAGAAACACTGGTGTAGAAACTAGAACTGGAATACGTTCAATTGTTACAGAGCAGTTTGATAATACTTCTACTGGAGATAGAGTTGTAAGCAGAAACTTGATTTCATTCATGAGATCAAGAAATGTTCAATTTATCTCCAAGAGAATAAAACCATCTACCCAGATGTATGCTTTCTTTGATGGTGTTGATGTCACGAAATATTGTGTTCCAAAACTTCTTGAAATCAATATGATTTCTGGTGTTTTTGAGGTTGGAGAAACTGTTATTGGAAGAACAAGGCCAATTGGTTCTCTTCCTTTAGATACCAGAAATACTGACGCTAGAATTACCTTTAGAGTTGCTACATCAAACCATAAAGAAGGCCCATACAATTCACCTACCACAAGATTTACAACAAGTCCATATACTGGACAATTATTATCTTCAACATATTCATCCACATCACCAATTCTGAACGTAGATACTTTCTCGTTATCAAATCAACCTGAAGGTAATTTCTCTGGATACGCTGAAACCGGAATGATTCTTGTTGGACAAACAAGTGGTGCTCAAGCAACAATTTCTGACGTAAAACTTGTTTCAGATATTACTTCAACGCTTATTGGAAGCTTCTTTATTCCAAATCCAAACAATAGTGCAAATCCAAGATTTGAATCTGGAAACAAGGTATTTACTCTTGTCAATAATCCAGATAATAATCAAAATTCGGCATCAACTATTGCAGAAGAAGGATTTATTTCATCTGGTACATTAGAAACCGTCCAAGAAGACATTGTTTCTGTCAGAAATGCTAGAATTGAGAACAACAGAGAATTTGAAGAAAGAGTCTCTTCAAGAACTACTGGAACTCAAGTAGTTTCTTCGAATGTTATTTCTTCAACCACAAGACGTAGACGTAGAAGAATAGATCCTCTTGCACAATCATTCTATGTTGATGATGAAACCGGTTTATTCTTAACCAAGTGTGATGTATTCTTTGCTTCTAAGGATGACATGGATATTCCTGTCATCATGCAGTTGAGAACAATGGAATTAGGACTTCCAACTCAAAAGGTAATTCCTTTCTCGGAAGTTATTTTAGATCCTTCAGATATTAATGTTTCTGAAAATGGTTCAACTGCAACATCATTTACATTTAAGTCCCCCGTTTATCTTGAAGGTGGGAAAGAGTATGCTATTTGCTTATTGTCACTTTCTACCAAGTATAGCGCTTACATTTCAAGAGTTGGCGAAACTGATTTAGTCACACAAACATTTATTTCAAATCAACCATATCTTGGCTCTCTGTTCAAGTCTCAAAATGCATCTACTTGGGAACCAAGTCAGTGGGAAGATCTCAAGTTTACTCTCTATAGAGCAGACTTCGTTTCTAATGGCTCAGTTGAATTCTATAATCCAGAGTTATCTGAAGGAAATGGCGAAATTGCAAAACTTCTTCCCAATACTTTAAATCTCAATTCCAGAGAGATTAGAATTGGAATCAATTCAACTCTTCAAGATGATAGTTTGACTTTAGGAAATACTGTTCTTCAACAAGGAACAAATGCAACTGGAGATTATTTTGGAAGTGCTGGTATTGCAACTGGAACTCTGAACGTTATCAATTCGGGTATTGGATATACTCCAGCATCTGGCTCATTACTGTTCAGCAGTGTTCCTCTTACCACAGTTACTGGAAATGGTAGAGATGCAAAAGCAGATATTACTATCAATAACGGAGTCGCTGTAGCCGCAACAATTACAGAATCTGGAACTGGTTATGTTATTGGTGATGTTCTTGGAATTGGAACTATTGGAGATAATTCTCTTGGACTTGGCGCAAGACTTTCTGTTGTTTCTATTGCAAACACCAGTGAACTTGTTCTTCATAATGTTCAGGGCGATTTCGTAGTTTCGGGAGTTGGAAATACAGTTCAATACATTAATAATTCTGGACTTACAACTACACTGAACAGTGCATCTGGCGGTAATGTTCAGATTTCCGAAATTGAAGTTGATAATGATGGTTTACACATCGTTGTAAATCATAAAAATCATGGAATGTATTTTAATGCCAACTATGTAACTATTTCTGATGTAGAATCTGATATTATTCCTACAAAACTGGCAGAATCTTATAATTCTACTTCAACTTCGCCAATTGTCGTTGATAGTAATGCCAACTTCTCAACCTTTGAGAATGTAGGAGTTGGAACAACAAATCTTGGATATATTCAAATTGGCGATGAAATTATTTCTTATAGTTCTATCAGTGGTTCAACTATTGGTGGTGAAATTGCAAGAGGAGTTGACTCTACTCTTTCCAAGAACTATCCAGCAGGAACTCCAGTTTACAAGTATGAACTTGGTGGTGTATCTCTGAGAAGAATTAACAAAACTCACAACTTAGAGAATGTAACAGTTGCAAATCCAATTACATTTGATTCATACAACGTTAAGTTGGATATGGGTTCAAGTGGAGTTGGAAGAACTACTGGAACAAGTTTCCCCAAGCTTTACATGGGACAAACTAAATTTGCTGGTGGAAATTCAATCAAGGCTACTCAGAACATTCCATTTGAAATTATTACTCCAGTTGTTCAGAATTTGACAGTTCAGGGAACATCTATTAACGCTGAAGTTAGAACTATAAGTGCTTCAAGCATCAGTGGTAGTGAAATTCCATATCTTAATCAGGGATTTGAACCTATTTCTCTCAATAAGACAAATTACTTGACAAGTCCAAGAATTATTGCATCCAAGATTAATGAAACTAATAAACTGAGCACACTTTCTGGAAATAAATCCATGAACTTGAGAATCAACCTTAATAGTGTTGATTCAAGAATAAGTCCAGTCATTGACACTCAGAGAATAAGTACAATTCTTACATCAAATAGAGTTAACAGCGTTGTAACTAACTATGTAACTGATAATAGAGTAAATAGCATCTCTGAAGATCCAACTGCTTTCCAATATCTCTCTAAAGAGATTAATTTGGAAAACCCCGCTTCCTCTATTAAGATTTTGGTTAATGCTCATGTAAATCTGTATTCTAATATCAGAGCATTTTATGCTATCAGCGAAACTGATAACTTTGAACCAATTTATGTTCCTTTCCCAGGTTATAACAACATTGACGATAGAGGACAAGTTATTGATGTTGCTAATAATGATGGACTACCAGATGTTTATCATGAACCAATTCAGAATGTAGGATTCTCTCCTGATGAAATTGGTTATAGAGAATATACATTCACCGCAGATGAGCTTTCATCATTCAAAGCATACAGAATCAAAATTGTCATGACTTCAACCAGTCAAGCATATGTTCCAAGAATGAAGGATTTGAGAGTTATCGCACTTGCTTGATATGGAACATTTGAAAGTTGAGGGACATACTCATCTCTATAGAGATCCAAAAACCAATTCTATAGTTAATAAAAACATGGCAGAATATCGAGAGTATGTCTCTAGAAGAGATATGAAATCTGAAGAAAAGCAACAAATACAGAATCTTGAATCTGATGTTGCCAATATGAAAGACGATATTAGCGAAATTAAAAACTTATTACGAATTTTGGTTTCAGAAGCACCATAAATATTTTCATAGAGGTATTCCGTAAATGGCACAACCATCTACTAGACAAGAGTTAATAGATTATTGTAAAAGAAAACTGGGCGCTCCAGTTCTAGAGATTAACGTTGCTGATGAGCAAATTGATGATCTTGTAGATGATGCCATTCAGTTTTTTCAAGAGAGACACTTTGATGGTGTCACTCAGATGTTTTTGAAATATCAAGTAACACAAGCAGATATTGATAGAGGAAGAGCTCCAAATAATACAAATGTTGGAATTGTAACAACAACTGCATCTGCAACTATTGATGGAGCAAATGTAGATTTTAACTGGAAAGAAAATAGCAATTATCTTCAAGTTCCTCCAGCAGTGATTGGAGTTCAAAAGATATTTCACTTTGATGGTTCAAACACTGTAACAAATAATATGTTCAGTGTTAAGTATCAACTATTTTTGAATGATATTTACTATTGGGGTTCTACTGAACTTCTCACATATGCAATGACAAAAACATATCTTGAAGATATTGATTTCTTATTAACCACAGAGAAGCAAATAAGATTTAATCAAAGACAGGATAGATTATATCTTGATATTGATTGGGGTAGTTTGACTGTAGGCGATTATCTCATCATGGATTGTTATAGAGCATTAAATCCAAATGATTATGCTAGAGTTTGGAATGATTCCTTCTTAAAGCCATATCTGACTTCGCTAATCAAACGTCAATGGGGACAAAACTTAATTAAATTCCAAGGAGTAAAACTTCCAGGAGGAGTAGAACTTAATGGAAGGCAAATCTATGATGATGCACAAAAGGAAATTGATATGATTATGGAAAAGATGTCAAACACATATGAACTTCCTCCTCTTGACATGATAGGATAATGCTTAATCCATTTTTTCTTCAAGGTTCACAGACTGAACAAAGTCTTATTCAAGACTTAATCAACGAGCAGTTGAGAATGTATGGTGTTGAAGTATATTATTTGCCAAGAAAATATATAACAAAAAATACAATAATACAAGAAGTTATTGAATCAAAATTTGATAGTGCATATCCAATTGAAGCATATGTCAATAATTATGAAGGTTATGGAGACAATACGCAATTACTATCAAAGTTTGGAATACAAGCAACTAATGAAATTAATTTAATAATCTCTCAAGAGA